TGCGTTGTCTGCCGCGATTGCTGCCAATATCGCGATGCCTCTCACTGAGGATCTGAAGCGCGCTCAAAACGCTATGAGCCAAGCTGAGGACAAGCTGGACAAGGCAATGGTTCACGATGAACAGCAAGTGCCGCCAGCCACCTACGGGACGATACCTGAGAGCTTAAAAATTCGGGGGATTACCTGATGCCTACGGCTCGTTTTCAACCTTCATTTGCAGCGGGTGTTCTTGGTCCAGGCTTGCATGGCCGAATTGACATTGCAAAATATGACGTCGCTCTCAAGGTCGGCAAAAACGTGTTTGTTCATGCTCATGGCGGGGTGTCCAATCGCGCCGGGACTGAGTTCATTGGCGAGGTTATGGACAGCGCAAAAGTTCACACGCTGATCCCCTTCACTCGCGATGATGATGAAAATTACATCATGCTCATGGGTGACACGGTGATGAAAATTATTGAAGCTGGCGCGTTTGTTCAAAGCGGTGGATCTGACTACGCTCCGGCAACACCTTTTGCATCGGCGTCATTGCTCCTTTTGGACTATGTGCAGTCGATCGACGTCATGTTTTTTGCCAGTCATGGATATTTTCCTCAGCGTATGCAGCGGACTGGGGCGACGTCTTGGACGTTTGGAAACCTGCCTATTGATCCGGTTATTGCTGCCCCTACAAGCGTAAGCGTTACGCCGGCAAACACTGCGTCTGAAACCTTCACTTACAAGGTGAGCCCAGTAACGGGTGGCGTCGAGGGTTTTACCGCTGCTGAGGTAACAATTTCAAACGGGACCGCGCTGTCTGGCGACGGTGAGCAGAACGTCATTGCATGGGCTGGATCTGCTGATGAGTACAATGTTTATCGTGAGCGGAATGGCGTTTTTGGGTTTATTGGATTTACTGAGGACACTGAATTTACTGACGATAATATCAGTGCTGACCTTCAAACCACACCGATTGTCGCGGCTGATTTGTTTAACACCTCAAACGATTACCCTGCTCACGTCACACTTTTTCAGCAACGGCTTTGCTACGCCAACACCATAAACCAGCCTGAGACTGTTTTCATGAGTCAGACGGGCAATTTTGTTAACTTCACCAAGTCAAGGATCACGCGGGCAACTGACCGGATCGAGATTGATTTGAGCGGTCAACAGGTCAACCGGATCAACTCGATGCTGCAGCTGCGTGAGTTGTTGGTGTTTTCGTCTGCGGGTGAGTTCTCCATCACTGGGCCCAACGGGGGGATGAGCGCGACCAATCCAGTTCAAACGCAATATGGGTATTCGGGTGCGGCAAAAATCAGGCCTCTTGTGGTCGAGGATACCGCCCTGTTCGTTGATCGGACTGGTCGATCGGTTCGGGATCTGCGCTATGCCTTTGAGCAAGATGGTTACTCTGGAAATGACCTGACGATTTTTGCCAGCCACTTCTTTGATGGTCGGCAGATCAAAGGTTGGTGCTATGCCAAAAGCCCTTATTCGGTGATCTGGACGTATCTCGACAACGGCAAATTGTTGTCGTTCACCTACAAGCGTGAACATCAGGTTTGGGCGTGGTGTGAGCATGACATAGGTGGTGAGGTTGAAAGCATTGCCTCAATCCCTGAAGGCAATCAGGACGCGGTTTATATGATCGTAAAGCGGACAATCAATGGTGTTTTGAAACGGTATGTCGAGCGGCTTCATTCGCGTGAGTTTGACATCGATGCGCCTGAGGATTGTTTTTTTGTGGACTGCGGGATTACTTATTCTGGCGCGGCCACCACCACCATATCAGGCCTTGGCCACCTTGAGGGCGAAACCCTTGTGGCGCTGGCTGATGGTGACGTTGTTCCTGGCCTCGTTGTGTCGTCTGGTAGCGTCACTCTGCCCAGTGCCGCCACCAAGGTTCACATTGGGTACGGATACACCTCTGAGATTGAAAACCTTCCGCCTGCGATCGACCTGCAGGACGCTGGATCAGCGCGCGGTCGGCCAATCAAAGCCAATAAGTTATTTTTGCAGCTGGAAAAAACGCGCGGTATTGAGGCCAGCACGTCCGGTCGATCCAAGTTTGCTAAGTTTACTCAAACTGCATCTGACTTGGCTTTGAGTATCCCCTTGTTTACGGGGATGATATCCATCCAGCTTTACCCTGAGTGGAACAAGGACGGGACAATCGTTGTGCGGCAAACCTTTCCGCTGCCTATGACTGTCTTGGGGATCTCCCCTGAGCTAACGATTGGCAGGTAGGGACAATGAGCGTTTTAATCCGTGATCTTCAAAAAGACGATTTGACTGTAATGGCAGAAATGATCCGACCTATGGATCGGTTTGAATTCGGCTTGATGTCTAACGGCCAAAGCGTAGAGGAATGTTTGCAGCATATGTTGCGACGTTCACGTAGAGCCCGGGCCGCATATTTTGACGGTAAGCTGATCGCCGTTTATGGCGTCCTGAGTCCTACCATGATGTCGATCGGCGGAAACCCTTGGATGGCTGCAACTGACATGATTGATCGCTCTGATGTCCGACGTTTATTTATTGAGCGGACGCGCTCTGAGTTGGCGTGGCTCTCTGAGGGTTTTTCCTTGCTTTGGAATATCGTATCTGTTGAGAATTCCATAGCGATACGCTGGCTGAAGTGGGTCGGTTTTACTTTTGATGGCACTGAGTATGACATTCGTGGCCATCGTTTTCTCAAATTCCAAATGGAGGAATAACGAATGTGTATTGATCCGGTAACTGCTGCGGCTCTTATTTCGAGCGCGACTGCCTCTGTCGGCGCGGCAACGGCCAGTGCTGTCGCGGCGACGGGAATGACGGCGGGTACGCTCGGCACGATCGCCAGTGTCGGCGGTGGTATAATCTCAGCATATTCCCAAGTTCAGAATTCCAAGGCTCAGGCTGCGGCTGCCACTCGGACGGCTCAAGCTCAAGACGTGGCGGCTTTGCAGGCGATTGAGCAAGGTGAGCAGGAAAGTGACAAGCGACGTCGTTCTGGCGCTGCATTGCAGGCTGAAAACACAGTGGGCATGGCGGCCAATGGGGTCGACGTTGGAAGCGCGCAAGCTCTCGACGTTCTTGATGATGGTCGTTTCCTGATTGAAGAAGATGCGTTCACAATTCGCGAAAACTCTCGTCGCTCAGGGACGGGCATGGCTCAGGCTGCAGCGAATTCTAGGGCTGAAGCTCAGACTGCAAGGTCTAATGCCACCTTTGCGCCTATCAAAACCATGCTGACAACTGCGGCCACGGTCGGAAACAAGTATTCGTCTTGGGTTCCTGAAGCGCGCACTGCGGCTGGTCAAGGTTCTGGGGGGTACGCATAATGGTCGCCATCATTCGCAGTCAGCAATCTAATACGGTTGAGCAAGCCACAAACCCTGTGGCGGTGCGCGCGTCACAAACTGCGCTCGGCGGCTTAGGTGAAGGCCTGAACCAGGTCGGCGGGATGTTCGACAATTTTCAGGAAGAAATTGACACTGCTGATGCCAAAGCTGCGGACTCGGCCTATTCTGATCTGATCCGTAGTGAGCTTTATGATGATCAAACTGGCTTCATGTATGCTCAGGGTGGCGATGCAGTAAATCGCCGCAATGATGTGGCCACACGGATCGAGGACGCTCAAACGAGAATTCTTGGCGATCTGAGCCCGTCTGCTCGGCGCGCTGCGTCTTCAGCAATGGGCGCGCGGTATCAACGGGCGCTTCAGAATGTCGACGTTTACACGGCGGGGCAACGTCAGGGCTACATGAACGATGCCTCAAGTGCGCGCGTTCTTTCAACGGTTCAGGACGCAATTTATAACCCGGATCAAATTGCTCAATCTTTGAAGACGGTAAACCAAGAAATAACGGACATGGCTGAACGTGGGGGATGGCCAACTGAGAAAACGGACTTGGCGCGCCGTGATGCTGAAACTCAAATTCATTCTGGGATTATCACTCGGCTTGAAACCGCTGCGCCTGATGCTGCCCTTCAATACCTGCGCGACAATCGCGAGAGAATGTCTGGCGATGAGGTGGCGCGTCTTGAGGGCATTTTGGTCCCTCGCGTTCGTGAAATGGCTGGCCGGAGTCTAGGCGCTGCTGCTGCAGGTTCTCCGAATTCCTCAGAATACATCATGTATGAAAACAGTGGGGCCATTCGCAATGATCCTTTGAGCGATCGCCTGACTGCGGCTTTTGACTTCCTTCCTGCGCTTGGCGTTCGGATGTCGGTTGTTTCTGGGGGGCAGGAAAGCGTTGCTGAGTTGACTGCTGAGGGTCGCGCACAAGGTCTGTCTGGCACTGCCCTGCAGGAATTTATTGATGCTGCCAATACCGGATCAACACGTCACAATCACGGCGATTCCGTCGATGCTGACTTCCTGCTGCCTGATGGCACAAAGCTAGTTCCAAGCAATCCTGACCACCTTCCTATTCTGCAGCAAATTGTTCGCCGCGCTCAAGCAAACGGCCTGACCGGATTTGGTGAGGGTGCGGATTACATGGGCGAGGGGCGAATTCATTTGGGTTATGGAACGGCGGCCATTTGGGGGGCGAACGGTAATGGCGCAAATGCTTCTGCTTGGCTCACTGCGGCTCTGGGGGATGCGAGTGAATTGGAAGATCTACCGGCAACTGGCGGTGGATTGGAAAGCCTGATCAATGAGCCCGACCCCACCACGCGGGCCGCGGCTATCGCTGAATACAATCTGCTCACCGGGGTTCGTGAGCGACAAAGTGAAATTCAGCGCGATGCTGTCACTGAGCGGGTTGCTGCGGACATTACGCGCGGGGCGTCAACTTCTGAGTTATCATCTGCGGACATCGATGCGTTGGGGCCTACTGGATACAGGGCAATGCAGCAATATGAGCTGAGTATTGCAACAGGTCGGCCAATCGTTACGGATAATGAAATGTATGTCGAGTTGTTTGATATGCTCAGCTCAAGACCTGCAGACTTCATGCTGGAAAGGCCTGCCGATTGGATCGACAAACTTGATCAAGGCGATTGGGAATACTTCGTTAAACTTCGCGCCGATATGATTTCCGGGACGCGTCCAGCCGCGGGCGAAACCGGATCTCCGCCTATCTCGACCCTGCGCACGGCTGCAAGAACTGCGCTTGAGTCTGCAGGTATCAGTGATGATGCTGATAAGAGCGCAGCGTTTGAGCGTGAATTGCTGCAATGGGCCACTCAGAACCCTGCACTGGCGCGCGACCCTATGCAGCTCAACACCCGAGTAAATCAAATGCTTATTCCAATCGTCATTGACCCTACCGGAATGAGAAACAAACAATCTGGCCCGCTTTTTGCAATGGATTATGACGGGGCTGCGATCGATCCTGATGACGATGTGACGCCTGGTATGCTGCGGGATGGTTCGCTCAAGATCAATGGTGTAACCGTTACGAACGACATGATTGAATTGTTTGCCAACGGCTTTAATGATCGTTTCCAGCGCGCGCCGGATGTTCGGGAATTGGTTGAGGGCCTAACCGCATCGGGGCTTTACGAATGAATACTCTTTTTGGCGAAAACCTATTTGCAAAGCATTTTGACGCGATGGAGCAACGGCAAGCTCAACAGCGCAGCACTCAGCTCGTTTTGGCCACGCCTGAGCCTGAAGCTACAACTGAGGCCCTGAACCTTGGTAATGAGCTGGGGATACCACCTCAGGCGGTGCAGGGCGCGCCGGAAACCTTTCGCACACAAGCGCAGCAACTTCGCAGTACAACGGCACTGAGGGGCGCGCCATTGATCAGCGATTGGCTGGGTGACACGATCAACGGATCGATCGCCAAGGATGATCTGGAAAACCTGACGTGGTGGGAGAAGTCGCTTCCTGCAATCGGCGACTTTGCCTTGAGGCAGGTTGGCGAGGATGAAGACGATAAATTCAGAAATGAAGGCATTCTGAGCCTTGCGGGTCGACGCGGCCAAGAGCTTGCTGCCGGCTTGACTAACATGCTGGCGGGCATTCCTGAGGGCGCTGCAATCCTTGGTGCCCTGAATGATCGGTTTGATCGATCGTCTGCTGATTATACCGATGCTTTAGCGGTAACAACTGAGGCTGAGGGCCAGATGCTCACGGCGCGCATTGCTGAAATTGAATCCACGCTCAACCCGACTGAACGTCCTGCTCGTGAGGATCGACTGAATTCAAACCAGAAGGACGTTTTGGAAGCGGAATTTGTCCGTCTTATTCAGCGGCAAAACCAACTTGGGCTCATGGCTGGATCTGGTGGCGTTGACGCGATGCGAGAGGACGCATCCGCTCAGCGCGCTGCCGGGCTCGGTCCTGATGGCGAAGTGGTTCCGGCTGCAGATCGTCCAATTTTTGCTTATGGCGATGTTGTCCGGGAGGCTTCGGCCTCATTGGTTGGCGTTGCGCCTGAGGATAACAGCCTCGGTTCTTTGCTTTCTGAGGGCGCGGGTAGCCTTATTGGTATCATCGCGGCCACGTTGGTTGGTGGCGTTCCTGCCGGTATGGGCGTCGGCGTTTCGGCGGGGGCATCGGGGCAGTATGAGGAAGCCATTTCCTTTGGGGCAAGTGAGGAAGATGCTTTGCGATCTGCTGGTCTTGGCGGCCTGATCGGTGCAACTGAAATTATTCCTATCGGTCGTGCGTTGGACATCCTCCCGTCTGGCATTAAGTCGCGGCTTTCCGGTATCATTGGCGCGCGGCTGGCAAGCGTTTTCAGTTCAGGTGGTGAAGAAGCGGTTCAGGAAGCGTTGGCGACGATCGCAAGCAATATGGTTGCGGCTGGGGTTTATGATCCTGAGCGTGGAATTCTGGACGGTGCGGGGACTGCGGCTTTAGTTGGCGCGATCCTCGGTGGCGGTCTGGGCGGCACGGTTGGCACGTCACAACCAAACGTCCGTCTGATGTCTGACATTGTTGCTGCGGCAACGGCTGGCAATACTGCTGGCGTCATTGATCAGATTGATGAAATGGCTGGTGCCTCCCAGGTTCGTGAGCGGTCGCCTGAGCGTTTCCAGCAAGCTCTGGAAGCTGCGGGCGTCGACGGGCAACCTCTCTATGTGCCGGCTGAAGGTCTGCA